TCATGGTTTAAAAACAACGTTTGATGCGGGTTATTTAGTACCGATATTTGTTGATGAAGTGTTGCCGGGCGATACTTTTAGCGTAAACGCGATGGGTTTTGGCCGTTTGGCCACTCCAATTTATCCAATTATGGATAATTTGTACGTTGAAACATTTTTCTTTTTTGTTCCCAATAGATTGATTTGGGACAATTGGGAGCGTTTTAATGGCGCTCAGGATAATCCAACAGATAGTACAAGTTATTTAGTGCCGCAAATTACGTTAGGTGCAGGTGTAAGTATAGCAGATAGTTCATTGTTTGATTATATGGGTTTGCCCATCAATGTTAATGGTATTGAATTTAATAATCTGCATGGTAGAGCATATAATTTGATATGGAACGAATGGTTTCGGGATGAAAACCTTCAGGATAGTGTAACGGTTGATCTGGACGATGGTCCAGATAATGTTACGGATTATGTGCTGCTAAAACGTGGTAAGAGACATGATTACTTTACAAGTGCATTGCCTTGGCCACAAAAGGGCGATGCAGTAAACTTGCCATTGGGTAACAATGCACCAGTGGCTTATGATGGTGCATCTACAAGTTATGTTGGTGCGTATTCAACAGATGTTGCAGCAGATAGAGTTTTAGTTTCCTCAGGAGCATATGTACAAGCAGGTGCGACAGCACCGCAAACAACATTATATGCAGATTTGACTAGTGCAACAGCCGCAACAATTAATGATTTGCGTGAAGCGTTTCAGATTCAACGTTTGTATGAGCGGGATGCGCGAGGTGGTACAAGGTATACCGAAATTTTACAAAGTCATTTCGGTGTTACGTCACCAGATGCTAGGTTACAGCGTCCAGAGTATTTAGGTGGCGGAAAGTCACCAGTAGGTTTTGAAGCAGTACCACAAACGAGTAGTACAGATGCAACGACGCCGCAAGGTAACTTGGCGGCTATGGCGCAAGTAGGTGTTGGAGGACACGGGTTTACAAAGTCATTTACAGAACATGGCGTTATTATTGGTATGGCAAATGTATTTGCAGATTTGACATACCAGCAAGGTATGAACCGCATGTGGAAGCGGCGCGATCGCTGGGATTTTTATTGGCCAGCGTTAGCGCATTTAGGTGAACAGGCAGTTCTAAATGAAGAAATTTATACGCAAGGTACGTCAGCTGATACCGATGTATTTGGATACCAAGAACGGTATGCTGAATATAGATACAAGCAGTCACAGATTACAGGTAAAATGCGTAGTGCGGCAACAGGGTCGCTTGACGTTTGGCATCTCAGTCAAGATTTTAGCGCGTTACCAGTTTTGAATGATACTTTCATAGAAGAAAATCCACCAATCGATCGTGTTGTAGCGGTTACCAATGAACCAGATTTAATTTTTGACTGGTTTTTCAACATGAAAACAACACGGCCAATGCCAGTGTATAGTGTGCCTGGATTAATCGACCATTTTTAGGTGAAAAATGAAAGCGAAATATGCAATTTATATTGGGTTACTTAAACGCTTTGCTCTGCCCGTGGTTATCGGAGGCCTTGTACTTTGGCTTATGGCTAATGGCTTTGATAATTGGGCGAGCATTGTATGTGACATTAGTGCAAATTTAGGTATATTTGTATCGGAGTGTAAACAATGAGTTTTCTAAAAACAGTTGATAAGTTTTTAGGTAGTCCATTAGGCGGAGCAGTTTCTGGTCTTGTTGGTGGTATAGGTCAAGGTCTTGGCGATTATAAATCTGCTCAAAAGCAGATGAAGTTCCAGCGTGAAATGTCTAATACAGCTATACAGCGTCAAGTGGCTGATATGCGAGCTGCTGGTATCAATCCAATATTGGCAGCAAAGTATGGCGGAGCATCAACACCAAGCGGAGCCTCTTATAGCATACCGAATATCGGCGCGGCAGCGGTGGAAGGTTACAAAGGTGTTAGTTCTGCAAAACAAATGCAAAAGCAAACAAAGGTCGCTGAACAACAAGTCGAATTAACAAAAGCTAATATTAATAAAGTATTGCAAGACACCGAATTTGGACGTGTTTTGCATTCAGAACGTTGGCAAAGGTTGTTTGCCACAATGTCACCGGACAACGTTGTAGCTTCAACGTTAGCAGTGTTAAATGGTGTTAATATAGAAAGGGTGTTAAAACAACACCCAACGTTTCATAGAGGTAATTTAGAACAATTTTTGAGAGATGTAGCACAGCAAAGAAGTGTTATTTTTAGAGAAACAGAAGGTCTGGAAAGTTTAGGCAATAAATTGGGCCGAATGGCAGCAGAGTTTATGAAAGGATATAAAAAATGAAATTTAAAACAGCATATGCAGAGCGTAAGCGAGTACAGATGAAGCCGAAAGGCGAAAGTTTAACACAACAGCATTTCGCGAAAGACGCGGATGTGCGTAACATTATTAAGCAATATGATAAAACAGGTCTTATTGCTAATGTAGCGCGCGGAGTCGCGCAATATGGCGATTATTCGGAAGTTAACGAATATCGCGAAAGTTTAGATATGGTTAATCGTGCGAACGATAATTTTATGCAGCTGCCAGCAGAACTGCGGCAGATGTTCGGCAACGATGCCGGAACGTTTTTTGAGTTTGCAACAAACCCAGAAAACGAGGAAAAAATGATCGAATTAGGACTGAAGGAGGCTCCAGTCATAATCGAAGAAGCGCCTAAAAAGGCGAAAAAGGAAGCGTCCGAACCTCCCGCTCCCCAAGAAGCTGGGGAGTAGAGGACGCGTGTGGGCACATTTACCTACTAGATGTAAATGTGCCCACTGACAGTTAAGGAGGTAAAAAATGGATAAGATAAGATATAATTTAGTACAAGCTAAGAATAATGACGGTAAAAGTCATTGGATAAAAATAGGAATAGCCCAAAAACAGGGTGATAAGTTTTGGGTTAAAATGGATGTATTACCAATACCAAACGAAAAAGGTGAAGTTTGGTTAAATCTCTACGAAAGGACAGATGATTATGTATCGGAAAAAAATGTCGAAAGGCAAAAGTAAGCGGATGTTTAGTAGAACAGCTAGCAGGGTTAAATCAAAGAATTACGTGAAGCCAATGCGTGGAGGTATTAGAACGTAATGCCCTGCTACAATCCGTTAGTTGGCTACAAGCTAGACGGCAAAGTAGTATTTGATAAGCCCTTTGCCTATGCAAAGGGCTTTAATTTAGCTTGTGGTAGGTGTATTGGCTGCCGATTAGATTATAGTAGGCAATGGGCGATAAGATGCGTCCATGAAGCTCAAATGCACGAAGATAATTGTTTTATAACCTTAACGTTCGACAATGAGTATTTGTCGAGTCGTGAAAATCCAGCTTCGCTGGATGTAAGTGAGTTTCAGAGATTTATGAAACGATTGAGGGAAAGATATAATCATAAGATTAGATTTTTCCATTGTGGTGAATACGGCGATAAAAATAAAAGACCACATTATCATGCGTTATTGTTTGGGCATGATTTTCAAGATAAAAAGTTGTGGTCTGTAAGAGATGATATAAGGCTGTATGTTAGCGAAGAATTAAAACAGCTCTGGCCGTATGGTTTCCACACAATAGGAAATGTCACTTTTGAAAGCGCTGCTTATTGCGCGCGGTATGTTATGAAAAAGATGACAGGAGAAAAAGCGATAGAACATTATCGCGAGGTTGATTTAGAAACAGGAGAAATTATTAACGAAATCAAACCAGAATATTGTACCATGAGTAGGAGACCGGGTATCGGCGCAACATGGTACGAAAAATACGGGTGGCATGATTGCCATAAACACGATTTTATAGTTGTTAATGGCAAAGAAGTAAGGCCACCACGTTACTATGATAAGTTATGCGATGAAGAAATAATGGTTGACATTAAGAAAAAGCGCATAGAAAGTATGGATGACCCAATAATTAATTATGACCATCGAATGGATAGGTTATGGGTCGAAGAAGAAGTAAAAATGAGGAAGCTTGAAAAGCTTATTAGAAATCTTTAGGAGAGTTCAGATGAAAAAAGTTTATTATGCAGTATATGATAGAAAAGCAGAAATATATTCAGCGCCTTTTCTAGAAGTTACAGATGGGACAGCAATTAGAGCAATACAGGAAGCAGTTAAAAACGGTGAACATCCGTTTGCAAAGCACCCATCTGATTATAGTTTGCATAGATTAGGTACTTTTGAAGATACAACAGCAGAAATTGTTGTAGAAGAAAAGAAAAAAATAATTGAAGTAGAGACACTTGGAGATAAGTAAATGTTAAATAGTCGCACTGGCAACCTACCAACAGTTATGAAACACGAATTCAGCAGAGTACCACAAGCTGATATTCAAAGGTCAACATTTAATCGAAGTCATGGTTTAAAAACAACGTTTGATGCGGGTTATTTAGTACCGATATTTGTTGATGAAGTGTTGCCGGGCGATACTTTTAGCGTAAACGCGATGGGTTTTGGCCGTTTGGCCACTCCAATTTA